ATGGGAGATGCACTTAAAGAAGCGCTAGAAATTGTAGCGGCGCAAGCTCGTGTTCGCCATATGACAGAGGATGAGATCGTCGCGATGACGAAATCCTTGGTCATAAGCTTGAATCAGATTCTGGGGGAATGCTCCACCGACTCCAGCCAGAATCAAGAGCCAGTTATCGACCCTGCCAAGCACAGGCGGGAGAAGTCCATTACCTGCCTGGAATGCGGCAAGAGCTTCAAGTCGATCACCTCCAGGCACCTCAAATTGCACGGTTTGGACAAGAAGTCCTACCTGGCGAAATGGGACTTGCCGAAAGGCACCTCTCTGGCCTGCAAGGCATTGGCTCGGGAGCGACGCGATAGGATAAAGGAAATGAAGCTCTGGAACCACAGAGGAAAAGAGGACAGCAAATCCTGACGCCTTGTGATGATGCATCATAAATGACGCCACGGGGAATGCCGGAATTTGGGTTCCGCTGGATGCTTCTAGGGACAAATGGGGGAGTCTCGGAGGCATCAAGCGGAACCCGCATTCATGGCCCCAGCTTCGCGTGATATGCCCCCATCAGGCTTTCAAAGTTTTGCCAGGGGGCTTTCTTACTTTGTCCACCTAACGGGGGGCATATCAAAGCCGAAGCATTCCTTACGTTGGCCTTGTACCTGCGCCAGCACCACCAGCCGCAGACTCGTACGGTCAGGGAATAGACCAAGCTCGCACCGGAGGCTCTTCCGGACTCCGACATTCCATCAAGTAACGATTGTCTCTCTCAACCGCTGTGCAGCGATGGCGGCATACTCGGGAGACAGCTCGATCCCTATGAAGCTCCGCCCGGTTTGAAGGCAAGCCACTCCCGTGCTTCCACTTCCGGCGAAGGGATCCAGAACAGAACATTCCGGCTGCGTGACTTCCAAAAGGTCCGTCAGAAGCGGCACGGGTTTCTCGGTCAAGTGGACTTTGCGGTTTGAGTTGACGTTGTGCCTGTACACTCCAGGCAGGCATCGGCGGGTATGCGTGAGCGGCTTACCCTTGCTGCCCGTGATAATGAACTCGGCATCCCGTTTGAAGTCCCCCAGGACAGGCCTGGCGCTTGGTTTGTGCCAAGTGAGAATGCCTCTCCACATCCAGCCTGCGGCCTGCACGGCATCGGTCATGGCCGGGAGCTGCCGCCAGTCGCTGAAGACCATGAGCCTGGCTCCGTCACGTGCTATGCGCCAGCATTCTGCAAGCCAGAGCGAGGCCCAAAGAGTGAAGGACCTCTGGTCACGATTATCCCCGAGCATGGCCGGATAGCGCCGCTTGGCCCCGCTCTGCTGGTACTTCTGTGCAGGATCTGCCTGCCGGGCAGAAAGAGTCATGCCTCCACTTGAATAAGGCGGGTCAGTCAAAATCGTATCAATGGAGCTGTCGGGAAGCGTGCCAAGGACCCCCAATGCCTCCCCCTGGTGTAAAGTAATGCGATCAGAAGCAATAAGTGTGGTCATGCTGAACCCCATTACGAGGCTCGGGGCCTTCGTGGTCGGGGCTCTTGGCCCTCACATGGTTGATCGTTTTGCAGCGGGGGCACTTGATAACAAGCTCAACCGCACTGCCTTTGGCCAAAAGCTTATCGCACTTACCGCACCTTAATTCCCTCATATCCTTAGTTTAGTATTGTTGCGCCTCGCCAACCGCCCTGGTAAGGATTGGACCCCTCGCGCGAGGGACCGGAGCAGCGGTTTCGGCCGTGGGCCGGTGTTCTAGCACCGGTTCGGTGGGGCGCTGCAACGCCCCGCCTGCTCCACCTCTCAACTCATCTTAAGGTGCCATGCCTACTCCCATTGTCGGCCTTTTTCTTTGGGGATTGGGTAGGCATCACATGAAAGCACCATTGATACTGATGCTGCCATCCCATTCTTGAAGTGTCGGCTTGCAGTTTGAGGTCCCTGGACCGATGGCCACGGTTGTCCAGGTGACCGGGTACCTGTCTCCTCCGCTGACAGGACCGAGATACTTCCATGCGGTGCCAGTTCCGGCATAAAGCTCCCCATCATCGTTGACTATTTCATGCAGCTCCGGGTCTATCTCATCTCTGTTTCCTGAAACCGTTGGCGTCCAATCCTCGACAAAGAACGCCCCCGTGACAGGCCATTGGGCAGGCTTCCATGGCAGTGGTACATAGAACCCTTCCAGCGGATTACTCCAATATGGTTCATACGCAAGCCACTGCCCTTCTCCCACAAAAAGTGTGTATGGATAGCTTGTTGATCCATCTATGTAGTAACCATGCTGGTCAACCTTGATAGTCCATCCGCTTATGTCAGCACTCCAGTCAGCAAGCCTCAGTGAATAAGCGTTTGATATAGCATACCAAAGCCTGCCATCTTCGCCGCGGACTATCTCGCCTGCATAGTAGTATTTCGGGTATGGCTGCCAATCCGGCCAAGCATGCGCGCTTGGCCCTGGCCAGAACAGCTCCAGATAGGCGCTCTCCTCTGCCTCGGACATCACGCAGCGCGACTTGTCATACCCAGCACCTGGATCGATTCCGTCAAAGGTACGTCCAACAGACACATATGAATATCCATCGTCTGGATCTATCGTAATTGGCAGGTTCGAATTGAAACGGATGTGCAGAGCAGCCTGCTGCGGCGTAGCTGGCGGCATCCAAAGCGATGACCAGGCAGCGACTTTAACTTTGGTGCCTCTTGCGCTGAAGGTGCAGCTTACACGGCCGCTTAGGCTCGTTGTCTTTTCATAGGATTCAGCACGGGCTGAATCTCCAGACTGCAAGATAATTGGGGGCGTAGGATGCGTGGAAGAGCTTCCATACTTCCACCATCCCATGGGCACCTCAATGACATAGGCAAGTCCATCTATGCCAAGGTAGTTCCCGGCATCGAAGGTATGTTTGACTTGTCGGGCTGCATATACTTCCGTCTGCGCGCCACCTCGCCCGCTGCCCCAGTCGAATTGCTGATATGGATCTCCTGCGTCACTGACGCTGAACTTGAAGCTATCAGAATCCAGATGCATCTCCGGTATGATTATCTTCAGCTCGCGCTGGGCCTGATCATATTGGAACCTTCCCAGGAACACGTAATTTACTGATCCATCGGACTTATCCGGCCCATAGGGTATTTGCCAGCTTGGATCTGCCCAATCTGGTTCCTGGCCCCCTGTAACCCCGCCCTGCATTGCCAGCACATGATACCACCCGTCTGTGCTGACTACGTATTGATGCACCGGCACGCTCATGTAGGGACGCCAGGTCACGTATTCAATTTTGTCCTCATCATGGTGCCCGTTGTGCCAGCGGGCAATGGTTACCTCACTTAAATCAGCATCATACACATTGACCGTCACTGACGGCGTGAGATCAATCCATTCGTCCTCAAGCTCCTGGAAGCACTTGATGACCAAAGCGCATGGCTTGGGATTGCTTTCAAAGCCGATGATCCGCGGCGAGCTCCATGTTTGGTTCTCAAAACGCACCAGAACACGGTCCCCAGGCAGGAATGCCTTGTCGCCACAGGAAAGATAGGAAAACGGCACGACGCTTAGTGCAGCTTCGGGCGGATTGATGGCCAATCCCTGTGCGGAGCTTGCCGCCGGCACGAGCTCAAGGGAGCACGTGCCTGCATCCCGATCTATGCTCGTAATAATGCCCACGCGGTAGGTAGGCCGCCAGCGCTGCCAGCCTGGCAGCATGGCCGCGTTATAGAATGCCTGCGCCGGGGACATGGGTTTGGTCTGCGCAAGCTGGCCCTCCGCCGGCGTCCAGGTGGCGCCTTGCGGGGCAACGAGAACCTGCGAGGACTCGCCATTTAGCTCAATCGTGGCCACCTCACGGCCCGCCGGCAGGTCCGACGTGTATGTTGCGCACCAGGCATTGACCACCGGAAAAGCGGCCAAAGCCTCTTCATAGACCGATCTGCGGCCCGCCAAGGACTCTCGGTCGAGTCGTGCCAGATCATACTCCCGGCGGGCAGTGATCCATTTGGCTTCCAGCTTGGCCAGATCATCCAGCAGAGTGGACAACGCGGCCCCGTCCTCGCCCGCCATGATGGCCGCCTGGACCTTGGAAAGCTGGGCATCATAGGCCGCTCTGGCCTCATCGAGCGCCTTCAGCAGGAAAGGCAGGCGGATGGCGTCATAGTCGATTATCTGCGCATTGAGGGCGTCCAGGGCCGCTTGCACGGCCGTCTTTTCATACTGGATCTCCACGCCGTAGAGGCCGCCGCCCTTATTTTCGCGGATGATGCCCTTGCCCACGTTACTCGCTCACGTCCATGTATTCGGCGGTCGCGCTACCTGTATAGGTGATGAGCCCGGCCACGAATGACAGGCTCCCCCAGGTCGCGGTGTCGCCTGGCCGAATGGCGTGGTCCGGCAAAGCACGGATGCGCCGCCCGGAGGTTGACTCGCTTGTGGTCTGACCTCCCTGCAGGGCCACGGTCACTGGGCTTGAATAGGTCACCGTCTTGTGGCCTGCGATGGTGATCGAGACGGACGAGGCGCCGCGATCCGTGCGCGGGGACTCGACGTTTGCTCGAGCCACCTCTGCCCATGCCGCGCCATCCCAGCGATCCAGGACAAGCTCACCATCAGCACGGTCGGCAATATCGCCCGCCAGATCAATCTCGGGTGTTACGACCTGCAGGTAACTTTCCAGCGGACTCTGACGCTTGCGAAACTGGTAGGAGCTGATCCGCAGAGGAAGATCGGCAAGCCCCGCCTTGATCATGCGCGCCCGGTAAAGGCTCATTCGCTGACCCTGGCCTTGATGAGGATCCGCACGATACAGGAGTCAACAGACTGCCGAACGCTCTCCAGGGCTGCTTCATAGGCGCCATCCTCAAGGCAGACGAGCACGAGATCATAAAGGCGCAGCAGCCTGGATACCTGCCCTACCAGCTTCGAGTCCCGCATGATTACGATTGAGAGCTCCCGGTCGCCATCGGCAAAGCCGAAATCCTGGATGACGACACCGCCGTCCATGGTCTGGGTTCGGCTGACCCGTCGCCCAAGGCTCCCAAGGTCCGAGTCTGGATGCCCGGGGATGAGCAGCGCGCCGTCAGGATCATAGGTCAGGGCCGAGATGCCGATCATGCTACCCTCCCAAGCCGAGCAGGAAGTCCGCCTGCTGTTCGGCCACAGCTACCTGGACTCGACGGAGCACCTCCATGAACAGGGCCTCCAGCTCGGGCGCAAGCGTTCCGTCCGAAGTGATGGTCACCAGGCCCTGGCCGGAGTTGATGGCCTGAGCCCTGGCCTCCATGAGCTTGAGCTGTGCCTCGTTCAGCTTTTTTTGCTCTTCGAGCAAAGCATCCCTGCGTTCATTCTCCCGGTCGAGTTGGCGCAGCAAGTCGCCCTGCTCGAATGTGTCCAGATCGCTGAACGTGCCCCAAAGCTCCGACAGCACGTCTCCGGTATTGTTGAATGACTCTCCCAGCGTCTCTGCAATCTTCTCCGCTACCCGGGCGTCGGCCTCAAGCTGGGCAATGTCGAGCTTGGCCCTCCATTCGAAGGATGCCCGCAGCGTCTCGCCGGCATCCTTGATGCGTGCGATCTTCACTTCATCCGCTTCGATCTCAAGGACCTTCTTCTCGGGAATCTCCCGGTCTATGACCTCTCCGATGTTGCGAATGGTCTTGGCTCCATCCTCCATCGCGACCACTTCAAGCTCGCGTGTCTCGGGGATGGCCCTATCCAGCTCCTTTTGAACACTGGCCACATCCGTCTTGGCCAGATCGGGATAGACCTTGATCAGCACATCGTCGGGGATGCTGGCCACGTCCACGCCTATCTCTGCCAAATTGGCCCGCACTTCATCCAACGAGTTGATGCTGTATGTGATCTCTTTTTCTGCCGGCAGACTGGCGACTTCTTTTCCCAGTCCCTGGGTCTTCTCGGCCGCCGCCCTGGCCTCCTCGCCAAAGTCGGCGGTGGCCTCTCCTATCTTCTTGAGGCCCACTTCAGCATCAAAGGCGTCCTGGATCATGGCTGACTTCAGCTCAATGGAGAACAGCTCCAGATCGGCAATGGTCCGGTCCATGCCCTCGATCTGCCCGAAGGAAATCATGTCGATCCCCTTCGCGATAGCGATCACAGCCTCGGTGATGGCGAGTTCTATGGCGCGGAAGGCCATCTGGAAGCTGTTCCAGACCAGACGGATCGAGCCGTCCACACCTTCCAGAATGCGCTGGAGCACGTCTGCATTCTCGCCAAGAGCTATGATCACGGTGGAGAACGTCGCGCCAAAGGTTTGCACGACCTTGGCCAAGGCCAGAAGAGTGCCCATCTGAGATTGCGAGGCCGAATCCATGTCCTTGAAGTAGTCGATTGTCTCCATAATGGCGGCCCAGACCGGCTTGAAGCCTTCTGCCATGCCGGCCGTGACATTGATCAGCGCCGATACCGCATCGATCACGCCTTGGATGGCCTGGGCGAGCCCTTCAGGCGTCGAGAGGTCCAGCCCGTCGAAATAGGAGACGATCTCTGCACCGACATTGCGCAGGGCCTTGAGCAGTGGCTCGAAGTCTACCAGCTCGAACGCCGCGGGCAGGTCCTTGGCCACTTGGCGCAAGAGCGCCCCCAGGTCATCCGCAAAGGCGTTGATGAGCTCAAAGACTGGCGCGAAGGTGCCGGCATCCACCATTTGCCGCAGGACATTCTCAATCTCAGTTCCCCCGGCAATGGCCTCGGTAGTCGCCACGCGGAACTGATCGCCAACTGTAATGGCCAGGTTCTCGAAGCCGGTCGCAAACCGGTTGATGACCACTTCCGCGCTGGCCAGCCGCTTTGCCACCTCCTCCGAGGCGGAGCCGGCGGCGTTCAGAGCTGTCTGCGTGATGGCCGTGTTCTTGGCCAGGTCATCGAAGACCTTGACCATGCGGGCAGACTGCTCGATGCCCACGAGCTGCGAAGTGATGAAGAGCTTCTGGTTTTCCTCCAGGCCCTGAAAGGCTCTGGCCACATCAAACAGGATATCCTTGCCCGAGCGCAGCTTGCCGTTTGCATCGGTCTGCGTGACCCCAATGGAGGCAAGGGCCTCGCGCACGGGCTTGGCGTCATCCACGAGCTTGAGCAGGCCAGTTTTCAGGGCGACGGCCGCTTCATCTCCGGAGCGGAAGACCTCGATGACCGGAACAAGAAGCGCCGCCGTTTCCTCAAAGCTGAAATTCATCTGGCTGGCGATGGGCGAAATGCCGGCCATGCCGCGGGCAAGCTCCTCGACGTTGGTGGCGTATTCGTTGCTGACCGCGTTGAGAATGTCCACCAGCCGTCCGGCCTCGCTCGCAGGGGCATTGAAGCCCTTGAGCGTGGCCACGAGCAGGTTGCTTGCTTCGTTCGCCTCAAGCTCGCCGGCAATCATGAGGTCCAGGCTGTTCTTTGTGAGCAGCATGGCCTCTTCGACATCGAACCCGGCCTGCTTGAAGTTGGCGATGCTGGCCAGGATCTCAGTGGAGCTTGTGCCGTACTGACTTGAGAGGTCAAAAGCCGCCTTTTTGGCTGCAGCCAAGGCCTCGGGCTGATCGCCGATGACCTTCTCCAAGTCGATAAGCGCGGCCTCGAAGGACACAGATTTTGTGTAGGCGTAAGCCAAGCCGCCCAGTGCGAGCGCAGCAAGTGCGGCATCGGCAGCGAGCACGCCGTCAGCGACCTTGGCGAACGGGTCCGCAATGGCCCCGGCAACCGCGTCAAACTGGTTCAGCTTGCCCGAGATGCTCGTGACAACCTGGCTCACCCGGTCTTCGCCGTTGAAGATGATGCTGATTGTCTTTTCGATGTCAGCCATTGCCAATCTCGCTAGAAATCATCGGTGCTTTTCCTTGAGGGGCTCTCCAGTCTGGTCATTGCCAAGGTCGGTTGGCTATCTCCTGTTTCGCGCCTGCTCCTCATGGAACCGCCCCCACAGCTCCATCTCCGTTGTCGTCAGGAAGCCCTCCGGAAACACATCCGGCCTCACCTCGTAGAGGAATCTCCCCCGGAGATGACAGAGGGAGAGGCTTGCTCGGACGGACTGGTCTTTCCAGAGGGCTGCACTTTTCCCGGCACATGCCCTGCTCCGGTCAGCTTGGTGACAATCTGTGTCAGGTTGTAGAAGTCCACGGGCAGCACCTGGGCCAGCTTGATACAGGCCTGCCAGTCCAGGCGCGGCTCAACGCTGCCAAGCTCCAGCATCTTCAGGCGTTTCTTGAAATCGGGCGTCAGCTTGCCGTCCACGCCGTACTTGCGCTTCAGCGCCTGGACTGTATCGGCCACGTCCTGGGACAAGAGGCCCTGCACCAGTGATTCGAAATCCTTGCTGCCTTCTTCGTTTACCTGGGCAAGCTCGGGGCCAGAGAGGCCCCGAACCCGAAACACGGGCTCGGAGCCCTCTGGAAAGAAGGCGGCCAGCTCGGGAATTCGCACCTCCGATTCGCGGGGCGCGAATTCCGCTCGCATGAAGGCCTTGATGTCCATTAGGCCGTAACCTCCTGGCCCTCTTCGGTAGCGCTGATGGTGCAGTTGGCCACCATGTTGCCGTCAGCCGGGTACTGGCGAGAGATGCCGAGCACGCCCTGGCAAAGCAGATGGTCAAGGGCGTAGCGGTCCGGAAAGAACTTGAACCACAGGTTCTGGCCCTTCTCGGCAACCACGGCATCGGCCACTCCGCTGGACAGGTAGGCAGTGAAAGATCCCTGACCCAGGGACGAAGACCGGGAGCCCAGCACGCCGCCATAGATAGGCTGCGAGCTTACGCTGTACGACTTCTCAGGCGGCACGAACCCGGCCGTCTCATCCAGGTCGGCAAAGATTGGTTCGGCATACGAAGCGTAGACGCCCTTGGGGGTGTCGCCCGTATGAATCAGCGGCAATGCGGCTACGAACTCCACCGCGCCCTCGTTGTTGAGCTCCTTCCAGAGCGGGTAGCTGTATCGCTCCAGGTGCTTGCCCACGACCTGATAGATTTCCGTGGATTTGACCGGGGCGGCAGTTTGCGAAGACAGACGCACCTGGCCAACTTCGATCTGGCCCGCAGGGATGTAGGGCGGACCACCGGCGCCGCCGCGGGTCTCGGAAAACGAGGATCCCTCATCGCCGGCTACGGCCGCGAACGCCCCGGAGCCATTGACCACGATGGAGTAGATGATGTGCGTGCCCGTGGTCGGGCGAGCCACAGCAATCGAAGTCGCGGCGGCAACGCTCTTTTCCGTGCCGCCCTGATTGACCGTTGCCGCGGCAACGCCCACGGTATCATTGCTCGCACCAGGCACGACCTTGCCGCCGGTTTTTACGCCATCGGGTCGCACGGCGGGAGCAAAGCCGCTCTTGGCGCTCCACAGCTCCGCATCCGAAGTGTATTTCTGATGGTCGCCCGAGTCCGTCAGGGCGCTCATGTCCGTCACATTCTGGCCCGCCTCATACTGCAGGAGAGCGTTTTCAGCCGTCTTGCCCATCTGTTCCTCCTAATGGGAGTAGGGGTTTCCAGTCGTTGTCTGGTAGGTGATTTCAAACTCCGCAGCCACGAACACGGCCTGCTCCGTAGGCTCCGGGTGATCGTCCGTGCCACCCTGGGTGTAGACCAGGCCCCGAGCCAGACCGCCCAAGGTCCTGTCCCCGCCGGCTACGGCCTTGATGAGGTCGGCTAGCATTGACTCGGCCAGGTCAACCGGGTTTGCTGCTCCGATCCTGGACACGGCCACAATCTGCACAGGCATGAACTGATGGGATTTGCCATAGCCCGGACTGGCGACCGTCTCCGGCTGGGGCAGGATCATGCAGCCGGGAAGCTGGTCCCCTTCGAATACCTGCTGGTAGCCAAGAAAGACGTGCCCCCCGATGTCTGTTTCATAGCCGCCGGCCGTGGTGATCGAGGCCACCCGCGCCGCGATGGCGCCAATGATCTGTTTGCGGATGCTGTCGGCCATCAATCCCCCCTACCTGAGCAGGTAACTGACTTCGTGCGCGAAGTTCTTGGCAAAGATCTCTGCCGTTTCCGGCATGACCTGGCCGATGGGCCGCCCGCTGTAGACCTCGGGTATGCTCGGGCCATAACGCTGTTTGATGGGCAGGCGCGGCACGAGCTGCCCTGCTGCGTCCTTCTTGCGCCAGTACACGCCGAAGTGGCCGCTTTTCATCTGTGCCATGAAAATGGCCGTGCTGATCTTGCGCGGGTTGCGCTTGAGCACCTGGATGGACACGCCTCGCTTGACCTGTCTGGCACCGTACTTGACCAGCGGAATGTGCTTGCCCTTGACGCCCAGCTCTCCCTCAAGAGTCGCGTACCTTGCCTTTCTGACCTTGATTGCAGCCTTAACGTCTGTGGCCTTTAAGTTGATCTCCTCACGGATACGCTTGGTGGCCAGCTTGCGAGCCGTGATGAGCGTTCGATCAATGCTGCGCACCATGGCCCGGCGGTAGCCGTTGGGAATGCTGGAAAGCAGCACTTGCGCCCGAAGCAGATCATCCGGATCAAGTCTTACGCTGCCCGGGCTATTGCCACCTATGGGTCGTTCCTGTGCCATCAGCCCAGATCCTTGTTGAGGGTAAGCGCCCAGGTCAGGCCGTCGCCCGAGGGACTCCCGGCCACGCGATAGGCCCGGCCCTCGATAACCACGGCATCTCCGCGCCTTGGGTTGGGCATGTCCTCGACCTTGACCTGTATGTCCATATCCCCGACCACAATGGCGGGATCCTGTTCCAGTGTCTGGCCGCGCCCGCCAACCAGCACGGTCAGTTCAGTCCCCCCGTAGGTGGCCGGCCTGCCGTCCATGGCAAAGAGGACATCGCGCGCCCTGCGTAGCTCTGCATCCAAGGTCATGAGCAAACCTCCAGGAGGGGCGGAGGATCGCTCCGCCCCTCCCAGGCTTAGGAAGCGGTCAGCCTGACCAGCACGCCGGGCCGGTAGCAGATGGGCAGCGGGTTGGACTGCGTGTGCAGATCCACGCCCCGGCCGAACTTGCGCTCTTCCTGCTTGGCGTATACCGGGCGGCCGATGGTGTTGGCCGTTTCCACGAAGTCAGCCGGGGAATACGCGGTCTGGAACGTGCCCATGGTGCCGACCGGGAAGGCATGCGCCTCGCCATCCGCGATGAACTTGCGCACGGTGCCCGCGCCATCCATGGCCTGTCCGCGGTACTCCTCGAAGGTGATGCCGCCGAAGCTGAAGCCCTTGCGCGGATCACCTCCAAGGCGGTCAATGGCCGCGACATGATTCAGGAAGACCTGCTCCACGCTTTTGTGGCCGATGAGCGAGTCAAAGAATCCCTGCGAGCACAGGCAGTGCACCCCGGTCATGACCTCGCCCATCAGGTTGTCCTCGACATGGCGCAGGACTTCGCGGCACTTGGCCGGCACTTTTGTGCCCTCGGTGCCCAGGGCGAAATTCACGCTCTTCTGGGTGATGCCGAACTCGGTATAGAGGTTGTAGAGCGTGGAGCCGTCGGCATCGAGGATGATGCCCTTGAGGGCGCCCATGCGCAGGTACTCCAAGGTGATGGCGTGCTTGTTGCGCATGACCTGGAGCTTGTCGTTCACGATCTGCGAGAGGGTCTGCAGCTCGGTCTCCGAGCCGAAAGCCCGGATGCCCTGGTATTCCTCGGGCAGGATCACATCATCGTGCGGAATGTGCGGCACGTTGAACGAGCGGACCTTGCGCTTGCCGCTCTTGCCCTTGGTGCCATCGGCTCCGAGGGGCTGAGTAGGCAGCAGGTTAAGAACGCCATGCTGCTCCTCGACGAGCACGGTGCGGGTGATGATGCCCTTGTCCGCGAACAGCCCCATTTCACGCAGGCGGCCGTAGTTGTTGGGCAGCAGGTTGATGGCCGCCGTGAGGCTGGCCATGGAAAAAGCGTCGTTACTCTGAAAGGGGTTCAGCATGGATCAGGCCTCCTCGCGGGTGATGATGCCCAGGGCCTCGAGTTCGGCCAGGGCGGCTGCCTTCTGTCCAACAGTGATGCCGTCAGGCCAGATCAGTGCGGACGGGGCCACAATGGCGTCGCGCTTGATGGCCACGCCCTCCACATCAGCGGCCGAGGCGTCATAGGCATCAATGGCAATGCCGAAAGCCTTCTCGCTGCCGTCAGCGGGATCGGCGCCAGGATTGAGTGGCACGAACTTGCCAGTTGCCGCGATTTTGCCGAGCACCTGGCCAAGGGCCACGGTGTTGCCGGATGCGATGATCACGGCGTCACGGGAGTAGCGGCTGTCCTCTTCCCACTTCAGCAGGTCGGACAGGTAATTCTGTTCGGTGATGACGCCCATTACTTGCCCCCTTTCGCGGCTTCGGCGCGGCGCTTGGCGTCGGCCAGCAGCGGATTCTCGCCCCCGGCACCGGCCGGAGACGTGGTGGAATTGATGGCCGGGCCCTCGCCAGCCTTGGCCACGGCATTGATTATCTCGGCCCTTGCGGCGTCCAGGCTTGCGCCCTTGTCGATGAGCGCCGCGGCGAGCTCAGGGCGATGCACGGCGGCGCACGCCTCGGTGATGCCCTTGATGCGCTCGCGCTCGGCCTTGCGGCCATCTTCGATGCCTTCCGCCTTGCCGGCGGTGTGGGACGCCGCTTGGGCCTTCTCCAGGTCCTCGGTCGTGATGGCCGGGGCCTGGGCCTGCGTGGGAATACCCTGGTTCTCCATGCGTTTTCCTCCTTTGGACAACGCTTGTATGGTGTCGGCGTAGGCCCGGACCCCATCGGTCAGCCCCGCTTCGACTGCTGATTTGCCCTGAAAAATGGCCGCTTCCTGCTTGCGCACGGCGTCGGCCTTGATGCCTCGGTTGCGGGACACGGTCCTGCAGAACAGGTCGTAGATTTCGTTGATCTGGGCCTGGGCGTTCTTCGATGCCCCATCACTCAGGGGCCCGTGAGGGCTGAAATCGTTCTTGTGTGCGCCGGCAAAGATGGGCGTGTACTTGACCCCGAGCTGCTCATCCCATCCGCTCTGGTCCATGTGCAGGGCGATGACGCCGATGGAGCCGGCAATCCCGGTACGAGTGATCCAGACCTTGTCCGCGGCGCTGGCGATGGCGTAGGCCGCACTGCAGCAGAACTCGTTGACCTGGGCCTGAATGGGCTTGCTGCCCCGTACCTTGTAGATGTGGTCTACAAGATCGAAGCAGCCGGCGACCTCGCCTCCTCCGGAGTCGATATCCAGGAGCACCGCCTGCACCTCGATATCGGCCATGGCCTCATCAATTGAGCGGCGCAGGCTCTCGTAGGAGGTCAGACCGCACAAGGCGTCCATGCCCGAGGAGCGCTGCACGAGCGTTCCATGCACAGGGATCACGGCAACCCCGGCTTGCAGGCCAAAGCGCCTGCGCTGGCCATAGTCCATGCTCTGCTCCGGAGCCGGCCCGGGGGGCTCGCGCCCTTCCCTGTCCAGTCTGGGCCCGAGGTACTCCATGATGGATTCGAGCCTGCCGCGCTCGATCATGAGCGGGGCATTGAACACACGCGCCGCGACATGCGGAAGCGGACGATTTCTCATTCGGCATTCTCCTTGCCGGCCTGGACTTGGCCGGCCTTGGCCGTCTTGCGCGGGTCAGAGTCAAAGACGAGCCCGAGTCCATCGGCCCTGGCTGCATCCTCGGCAATCTCACGGTCCACCTGTTCCGGGTCGTAGCCAGTTTCTCCGATGACGGCCGCACGGCTCTTGAAGCCGCAACGCACGGCGACCTGCTGCGCCGTGACCTCCTTGAGCGGATCCACCCACTGGAAGCCCTGGGGCCTCCACCTGATGCGCAGATACTGGCGTGGACTCTCCACAAAGCCAGGCAGATTGATGGCCCCGGACGCCACGGCCAGCTCCAGCCAGCGCCTGGCTACAGGGCGGCACATCTGGAATACGACCGTGTGCCATTGCAGCGCCTCGCAGCGTCTGCGGAACTCCACCAGTCCGGCCCGGATGGAGCTGTAGTTCACGTCCCGCAAGTCGCCGGTCAGCTGCTCGTAGGTCACACCGATGCCCCGGGCGACCTCGCGCAATTGCTGCTTTATCCAGGCCTCATAAGTGGGCCCTGAGTCGGCCGGCTGGGAAAAGGTGATGTCCTCTCCAGGCTCCAGCTCGCTCAGGATTCCCGGCTCCAGGGCTACTGTGGGCTTGCCGGACTCATCCGTTTCAAAGCCTGGGATCGGCCCCCCGTCATCATTCTTGGTGCGCGTTATGAACCCGGCGAACAGAGCCGCTGTCTTCTTGCGCACGAGCTCGGCGTCTTCGTACTGATCAAGCTCGCGCAGCTTGAGGATGATGCTCGTAAGCCACGGGCGCCCTCTCACCTGGCCAGGGCGCAGCGGCCGATAGACGTGCAGGATCTCCGAGGCCGGCACACGTACGGCTTCGGATGCACCGCTTGAGTTCTCGCCCGGATGGGTGGGAAACAGATGGTAGGCCACCCGCCGGCCTTCGCGGTCGAACTCGACCCCCATGCGGATGATGCCGCCGCCCTGGAGATCCTCATTCTTCTGATCATCCAGATGATCCGCCTCCATGACCTGGAGCTGCAGGGGAACGGCCAGACCATCCTCCATGCGGCGCGGCCTGAAGCGGATGAGGCACTCTCCAGACTCAGCCATCGCACGAACCGTCAAGGCCTGCAGGCCGTAGAAATCGCTCACGCCATCGGCGTCGGCTTCATCGGTCCAGTCCTCCCAGAGCAACTGCAGCTCAGTTTTGAGCGTAGCGCTCTCGATCTCCCACTGCGGCACGATGCCGGTTCCGATCATGTTGGAGACCCACGCTTCAACTCCGCTTTCGGCCAAGGGATTATTCCGGCACAGGTCGCGGGAACGATTGCGCAGCGAACGCAACGAGCTTTCCAGAAGCGCATTCGGCCCAGCGGAACTCGTCCCCCAGGAGCTGAGACGGCGCGTGGAAGTCGCCCCCTCATAGGAGGCCTTTCGCCGCAGGAAACGGCTTGCGAGCTGGCCAATGATCCCCATCACAACCCCTTGCTTGTGGTCGCGAAGGCGTATCGCCTTCGGCCAGTGGCCGCCTGCACTTCTCTGCCGATCTCTTCTCGAAGCACCTTGAGGGCCGGCAGATCGGCCTCGCCATACTGGACCTGCTTCCCGTCAGCGAAACGGATTGATGTGACCCGCTCGCCCTTTGCCAGAGCCAGAATGGCAGCCTGTACGGCATCGAGATCGGCTTGTGTGTAGGCCATGCTTGCTCCCTACTGAATCGATAAAACGCCCTTGATGACCATGTTGAATTGCCCACTGAGCTCCGTCAGCTTCAGGCCGAAATATGCTGTAGGCAGCAGCTCATAGATCTGGAATGGCAGGTAGCCAGGATGCTCGGTGACTGGGGACTCATCTGGGTTTTGAAGCAACTGGCTTGGGTCATTCACGTTGCTGTAGCCCGCTTCCACCTGCACCGCGCCATATCCTTCTTCCACGTCTCCGCTCTCGGGAAGCGCCGATAAGACATGCAGGAAAGCCCGACCGCGGCATTGTTCCAGCGAGATGAGTTCGGATGCCGGAAACGTCAGGGTTTCGCCCGCAGGCACCATGATTTCGAATGGCATTGTTTTGGTCTGCAGATTGTTATCCACCGGCTTGCCTCCTAGCGTTTCATGAAGTTGCTGCGGATGGTCCGTGGCTGCGGCTTAGCCTTTGGGTTTTGTGCCTGAGCTGCGCCGGCGTCGCCCTCCGGCGTCTGCATTCGCTCAAGGACCGCCTGCATGTTGGGATTGAGGATCACCTGGGCAGCCGTCGCATACTGCCGGCAGTCCCATGGTTCATTCCTGACCCCGCTTGGCTTCACCCACTCGCGCACTGGATGGCCCTTCACGTAGCGGGTCACGCGCTTTTCACTGGTCAGGCCCTTGAAGTAGTCCTCGTCTCGATCCACCGGGAAATGGCAGTAGCCTGGCGTCCTGACCTCATGCTCGCGCCGCTTGATACGCAGGCGCGCATGGGTCACGTCCTTGAGTTTGCCCACGTTGAGCGTGAAGAGCGGACACTTCAGGTTATTGGAGGTGGAGGGCTTGCTCACAAGCGGCCCTGTCTTGCTGGATCCGCCCTTGATGGCGTAGACCCGCCGGCCCCACCTCGGCTTGCAGAAGCGGTATGCCTCCTGGGTGAAGTGGCCGCCGCTGTCCAGGCACACAGCCGAGATGCGTATCTTCCGCCCGCTCTCGTGTTCCCAGATGGTCAACAGGTAGTCGTCGAGTTCCTTCCAAATCTCGGGCTGGGCCAGGTCGCCGTAGATGACCCGGTAATCAATGTTCCAGCTCTCGTGGTCCGCGCCCCAGCCAAGCACCTCGATCTCGAAGCGATCATCCTGCACGTCAACGCCCGCAGAGAGCACGCCCACCAGCAAAGGAACCTGGGCGTTGTAGACCTCGCATCTGGACAGCAGGGAGTCTGTGTCGGCCTTCTCGCCACCCTCCTCCCAAGTCTCGCCCAGGATCGTGTTCACGAAGACCTGCAGCCGCTCCGGGCTGTCCTTGGCCTCCAGGAACTCCTCCACGAGCCGCGGCCACGAGGCGTTTGGGAATGGCGAATAGGCCGCCCAGATGTGCGCGCTGGCGTGGCCTTTCTTCTTCGGCTCGGCTGTCGGGCGCCATTCTCCCTGGGCCACCATCCAGTTCTTCCTGGACTCAGGAATGCATTCTCCGCAGTGCTCGCATACGTAGTGCGCCGTCTCGGGCATGTGCCTGATTACGTTGCCCTGCGCGTCCAGCTCCTTGTCCCACTGGAGATTTGCCCACCTTAGAGGCTGCATCCATCCGCAGCCGGGACACGGCACGAAATAGCGGCGCTGGTCGCCTTGCTCGAAGCTGTGTTCAATCCGGGACTCGCCCTTGATGGTCGGCGTGCTGCCCTCGATGATCTTGCGATTCCAGAAAGTCAGCGTGCGCTTGATGCCAAGAGCAATCTGGTCACCCTCGGAGCCAGCCCCGCCCGGCGGGTAGCCGTCCACCTCGTCGAAGGCGACAACGCGCTTGGTGACACGGCGAAACCCGCGCGGGCTGTTGGCTCCTACGAGCGTCAGGGAGCAGCCCGGGAACTGCTTCTTCAAAATCGTGTTGTTGCTCGTCTTGGACTTCGGGTCGCCGGCCAACTCGGAAAGGACCGGCGTGTCTCGAAGCATCGGGGCGATCTCCTCCTTGGAGTAGCCCTCGGCGTCTTCGATGGTCGGCTGCACGACCATGATGGGGCTCGGATCATGGTGGATAAAGAACCCCACCGCATGATCAATGAGCTTGGTGTAGCCGACTCGAGCAGACTTCATGATCGAGATGCGCTCCAGGGTGTCGTCCGTAACCAAATCGAGCAGCCCCCGCTGGAATGGGAGCGTCTTCCACTTGCCTGGTTCCGAGCTGTTCTCGGCCGAGAGGTAGGCGTACCTGTCTGCCCATTCGGAGAGGGTCAGCTTTGGGCGTGGGGCCAAATGCTTTTCAAGCGTCCTCCCCGAGATTGCTTTCAGCTTCTCCAAAGAGCTTTGAGAAAAGCCTATCGAGGTCATACAGACTGGCCTTGGCCAGAACTTCCGCGACCTGGCTCGCGAGGTAATCCCGGATCTCCATCAGATCCGACATGGCAGCCAAATCCTTGGAGACCTTGGCAGGCAATCCTTCCATTTGCGTGCGAAGCGATGTGAGCACCTCGGCCATAACCAGTTCCACAGCCTGGAAGCTGACGACTTCCCCACGCTCCTTGGCCAAGGCGATCTCTTCTCGTTCTCGCTTGACCCTCGTAAGCTCGGCTCGCTCGTCGGTGAGACTGCGCGTCTCCGATTTGTCTTTGGAGTCCCTCGTCTCCGCTCGCTTCCCGTTCACCGGCTTGGCGTCCTCTCTGCCCTCCATGATTGCGCGGGCATGATCGAGGTCCACCTGCTTCTTGCGGTTCGTGCGCAAGCCTTTGTTTTTTATTAGCTTGCTTATGTATGATGGCGCGCATCCGAGTTCCCTCGCACACTCCCTTTGGGCCACCCATTTCGCCATCAGTGCACACCGCCTCGCCCACCGTTCACCTCGAAAAAATCGCTAAACCTAGACGAATTCTGCGGGGTCTACGCCTCCGCATCTCGCACGCCCGGGAAGGACCCAAGAGCGCCTTCGCCCCCTGGACCCTGGCCACGGCCTATTGCCTCCGCTCCAATCGATCCATGCGATCCCCCAGAGCCCGGCAGATCATGTCCAGCCTGGTAATCTCCGAAGGCTGGGTCCGGCTGTCGTGGATGGCCTGCTCGATTACCGAGAGGCGGTGGTTGACCGCCCGTAGTTCGACTTGCATTGCCGATGTCTGCTGCCCCACAAAGAAGGCGAAGCTGAGCGAGGGAATGAGCGCCATAAGGAACGGGCCGATCCAGCGGGCTATGGAGTCGCGCTGCTGCTGGGTCACTTCGTCTTGCTCCCTTTGAAGCGAGTGCCGAACCACCAGGTCACGCAGGTCGCGGCGAGGTAGAGGATCATCTCAGCCACATCCCGGTAGATTCCCAGAGCGTCGCCAGCCGTGAGCCCCTGCAGGCCTGCGGATGTAAGGATGCCTTTGACTTCCGTGCGCAGATCCCACACGAGCCAGATCAAGAACACCGTCAGGCAGGGGCGAACGAGCCCGCGCGCCACGTCCACGCCGACCAAAAGCAGGCGCAGATACCAGGGACCGTCCACGGTTGCATACACGGCCCGGTCATGGGCATAGGATGCAGCCAGCGTCCCGGCGTCGGCTTCGGCTTGCCGGGTATCGGACTCAATCGATGCTTGCCGCTCGCGGTACTGATACTCCTTGTCCATCATGGCCAAGTCGTGCTTGCGCCTCGCCTCGTCGGCCTTGCGTTGCTCGCGCGCCTTGAACAGGTCGCCCACGAGCGTGAGGGCCGAACCGATGATGCCGGTAACGCCACCGGCAAAGATGGAGCTGAGCAGATCAAGCATGGCCGAAGGCCTCCTCTATGCGCAGGGTGAAGGACTGATCGTCCAGGGCGGCCAACAGATCGGACAGGGCTGCACGAGAAGCGAGCACAGCAGCCTGACCGTCGAGCACCCCGGCATATCGCCCGGCGAGGATGCAGCCGTGTGTATGCGAGCGCAGGCCCTTGGAAGTGTCCCCTGCCCAGTTGCCGGAATGAATGAGGATCATGGAGCGGTCGGGCACGTCCTGCACATGGAAATGCCGGCCGTACTTTGCAGAGATGCGCGGAACACAGTCATACCAGCCGGCCGGAATGCGCGAGACGTTCGGCCGGTTCTCGCGCCATGGGAGTTCGGCCACATGGCAGACGAAGCCCGCCATAGACAGTGCTCCGAATGTCCCTTGGTCGGACTCACGCAAGCGGGTAAGTGTGCATATGACCATATCTGCCCCGTTGTGGGTGGGCCGCCCCTCCGTCTTGACCGCTCCGGCGAGCTACGCGGATAGCAGGCCGGGCGAGTGAACGAAGAGGCGGGCCCCTGGTTCAACAGGGCTTTATTTTCGCAGCATTCTTGCGAAATAATCCTTGGATTTGTTTCGCAATTTCAGCTTTTTTGTTGACAGAAAGTCTAGGTGTGTATAAATACACACTCATGGGCAGCAGGGAAGTAATCAAAAAGCTTGAAGAGGCTGGGTGGTTTGAGGTGACTCAAGCCGGTTCGCATAAGCAGTTCAAGCACGCGAGCCGGCCAGGGCGGGTGACAGTGCCCCACCCGAAGAAAGACCTGCCGCTAGGGACACTCAAGAGTATCGAGAAGCAGGCAGGGATAAGGCTCCGGTAGCGGAGCCTCTTCCTGCATGGAGGGACAGATATGGCTACTTATATTGCTGTGATCCACAAGGAATCTGACTCGGAATATGGAGTCTGCTTCCCTGACTTTCCTGGCTGTATCTCAGCCGGGGTGGACCTTGATGAAGCTGCGACCATGGCGCGTGAAGCGCTGGCCTTGCATGTGGCTGGCATGATCGAGGATGGGGAGGCGCTGCCTGTTCCGTCTGGTCTTGAGGAAGCCAGGCAGAGCGACTTGGCCGAGGGCGCCGTAGCATTTATGGCTATCGATCTCGCTGACAAGCCAAGCCGCGCGGTGCGGGTGAATATCACTCTTCCTGAGGACCTGTTGAGCAGAGTGGATAAGGCTGCCGAAACGCGCGGCATGAGCCGGTCCGGCCTCTTGGCTGCTGCGGCAAGGGAGTACATTACCCAAGCTTAGTGGTCCTCAGACAGGATCTGCTCCACCCTCCGAAGGGTGATATTGAGGCTCTGTGCAATATGGATCTTTTCAACTCCACGCGCCGCCAGCCTCAATACCTGCCGTTTAATCGACTGCGGCCTGACGCTGCGCACGGTCGCGCCCTCGAAGCGCCGTAGATACTCATGTGCGGCCTCTACGGCATCCCGCCCCTGGCGCACCTGCTCCATCGTGATGATCAGGGCGTCGAGTTGGGTCATAGTCTGTTGCTCAGTCATGTCCTCACTTCCCCTTCTCCCTCGCTTTTCGCCCGCCCTTCTTCCCTCTGCATATCGGGCACAACCGCTGCTCGCTCTTGCCGTACCTCTCCGTCCATCGACTGATGGTATGCTTCCCTCCGCAGCCATCGCAGCGCATCTCAATGCGCTCGCGCAGGGCTGGATTAGCTTTGGACATGGTCCTTTCCGTCCGAACCAAACAGCGCATCAGCCATTTCCATATTTTTCACCCGGCGCCGCAGCTCAGAGATTTCGCTAGCATGATCGTTCAACGCCTTCTGCTGCCTCATGACCATGTGTTCCAAGGAGTCGAGACGCTGAGCCATGGTCTCCATTCGCTCTTCCGACGTGTCCACCTCCACGATCTGCTCACTGCCGCAGCATTTGCAGAGTACTGGACCGATGCTTGCGGTAACCATTTGCTCCTGGTCCCGGTTATGGCAGGCGGTGCATTCGAAAATCCTGGGCATTAGAACTCCTCCTGCTCCCAGCGGCCCTTCACGAACCGCAGGGCGGTAAACTTGAAACAAGGATACTGCTCGGCCGCGACCTTGATCTTCACCCGGGCGTCGTCTTCCCAATGGCCCTTGATTTCCACGACCTCCATGAACTCACGCCGGACCACGAAGAAGTCGGGCGTGTAGAATGTGAGGTCAGCAAGTCGGAGCTTGAGCGCCTCAAAGCGGTAATCCACGATCTCGCCGCTGGCCCTGGCCGGCTCCAAGACCTCGTCACGATACCGGGCCTCGGTCTTGTTCATGCGGCCAGGCTCGCGGCGCTCGCGGAATGGCTTGGGCCTGGTGCCGTTCTCCCTACCTTTTGCCGCCAGGAGTTTATCGAGCCCGCCGGCAGCCTTTATGTCTCTCGCGCTAACTCTCACTCCGTTCTCCATGTCCACTATTGTCCATCAGTTTGCGCCTGAAGTGCGCTTCGACTCTCGACGGCCATGAGCACCTAAAGCCCTTCTCGTCCGTGTTCCGCCTTGTGAGCGTGTGGTCCTTGCCGTGTCGTTTGATCTTCGTTCCGAAGCTGCTCCCGCCCCAGTATGCGTCCCCGTAGCAAGTGGGCCTTCCGGCCTCTCCTCGCTCAAGCCATGCCGGGCAATCGGAGCACTTTGGCATCAGGCCCTGCCGCTTCTCGCATCCACATTACGCCGCACCATGGCCAGAATCGTCGCCGTGTGATGCTTCACCTTGTCCAGGTACTCCTGGGAAGGCTTGCCCATGGGCAGGGCCATGTTGTCGCGGATCTCGCTGTCCCTGGCCTTGGCCTTTGCCTCCTGGCCCATGAGTCGCAGTTCGGCGATGATGTCCGCCTCGGTTGGGAAGAACGGCTTGCGCAATCTGGCCCTACGCGCAGCCTCGCTGAAACCCTGATCAGGCACATCGGCAAAGGTTACGAGCCACTCTTGCTTGACCACTTCGAGTTCAAGTTCGCTCAGGGAGCTGCGCTGCAGTATCGAGAGCTTGTCCACCGTCGTGTCGATTGCTTCCCAAGTCGCCATGTCCGCCTCCCTTGAGCAGCCGTTGTGCTCGCTGTCTCCGTTCAAGATCCTGGGCCTGTGCATAAGTCCTGGGCTGCAGGTTCGGAGATCCGCGCGGGCCATGGGCCGGGATCTCCGAGACCTTCGGCAGGTTGTCCTTCCAGTGCCCGCCGGCCAGCCAGTTGGCAGGGTCCGGGATGTAACGGCCATCCTCCGAGGTCCACCGCTCGCTCTGCGCTTGAGCCGAGAGAGCCGCCAGGAGCACGGCAAGGCCAGGCAGTCGCTTTGACTTCTTGAGAATTTTCCAGCGCTCCCACGCTGCGTCCTGGCCGATCTGCTTCGGGTAGGCGTCCCAGAATTCGAGGAACTCCAGGTCATAGGGCTCCATACCGGGAGGGAAGATGTCAGGCTCTTCTGGTTTGGCAGGTTGAACCGAGGGGGCAGTCTCGCGCGCGCGTATATACACACCCTCTTCTTCTTCCGTAGGTGGAAATGGAGATGGAGATGGAGGATTCGGGCACCGATCACCATCCGATTCGGTTTCGGAATCGGTACCGATTCGGTCACCGATCGGTAACTGATTCGGTTTGTGACCGCTCGTGAGGCGCTGATAGTCCTCCTTCGAGATGGACGTTATGCCCTTGGATTCAAGCTCTGCAGCGATTGCGGGGTACCAGCGCTTGAGATTGGAGAAGGTTCCCTTGCTCGATCTGGCCTTGGCACCGGTCGCATATGGGTTGTGGTCGATCCAGTCGTGAAGGACGTAAACTCCGTCCTCTCGACGGTCGAGAAATCCGACCGATATCAGTGCTTCAACGAACCGATTCGGTTCCGATTCCCAACCCGATTCGATACCAATATCGGTCTCATCCCAACCGATAAGCACACCGTCAGGACGCTGCATGGCAACTGCTATCCAGAGATCCAGAAGGTAGTCGGTCGCGCCAGGCCCGAGGATCATCTTCAGCTTCTTGCGCTTGCGATGACCACGGAACGAGACGCTGATTCGGATATCGGTGTTCATTACCTACTTCCCGCCCATAGCTCGGCCAATCAGGGTGACGCAGCCTTGCTTCTCGCTTCTGGCCCGCTTGATTACATCTTCCACTTCCGCCTGGATCTCGCCGGCCTGCTTCGTCAGGGCCGTGTATTCGACTTCGCCGGCCTGGTACTGCTCCACCAACTCAGACAGTCGCGCTAGGGCGTCGTGAGCCTGCCTGAACTCGTGGTCCAGATTGCGCCCGTCCGGCTCTCGCCTGGCCAAATCCACAACTCGCTTGCCGCGTTTGGCCGCCAGCCAGTGCAGAGGGTCGTCCGTCTGGTAGGTATCCATGAACGCCGGAAGGTCGTCGGCAGGGAACACGGCGGCGCGGTTAGGATTCAGGGAGTCACGGAATGAGCCATATGGCTTGCCCATGCCCTGCTCGATTTCACGCGGGGATAGCCGCGCTTGGTCAGCTATATCCTTCAGGAGTGCGCCTAAATCTCTATGCATTTCCGAACCCTCGTCTAAACCTTCGGATTTACTAAGACTGCCAACCTGCTACTTTCGCCCCATGAAAGACGGCGAAAAGAATACCCCTCCGGTCCATTGCTCCGAACGCTTCGCTCCGGCATGTTGTGATGGGTTAGTTTCGCCCGTCTCGCTCCAGGTATTCCTCCGCCCTTCGCTCCCGCCTTTGCTCCGCTTCACGGCTCCACGCTCCGTGATCCCTGGGGAGGGTGCAATCTGGTGGCGCTCTCCCCTCGTGGACACGTCAGACTTGATGGATGCTGTTATCCGCTATGCGCTTGACCATCTCGCTCGGCACGACCTAGGCCGGAGCCACCTCCGAGGGCCTGTCGGCTTTCAGCTCGCTTTGCCAATACCTCGCGATATTCCACCCGTAAGGGACAGCCCAGGCACGGGACTTCCGTGTACGTCTCCGGGTCACTCCGCTTGATCCACGAGCGCACGACGCCGCAGGAGGTTAGGTTATGGCGTAAGGGGAACATGTTAGGCTGCCTCGCCCTTGCGGCGGTCGGCCTTGCGGCGTTCAGAGGTGCGACGGTCGTCTTTCATGGGCCGCTTTTCGCCGTAGAGGAAAGGCGTGACCTTCTCGCTGGCATCAGGCCCAAGCCTTTTCCGCTGGCCACGGGTGACTCGCGTTATTGCTTGGGTGCAGAGCCCCGCGGCCTTTGCTAACTGCGTGGCCGACCATTCGGTCTCATCAAGAAACTTGAGAAGTTCGGCCTTGGTGACGATTCTGACTGCGTTCATGCGGTCAATCATAGCCAATTGTCTACATGAGTCAACAATGTGCAGACATTTGACCTATAGCCAAAAGGCTACATCCTATGCTTAGAAGCGCTATGGGCTTTTCAGAGGAACTTATTCAGCAGCTTAACCGCGCACTTGAGATCAAGTTCGACGGTGTTCAACGTAAGATGGCCGAGGCCGCAGGCTGGGATCCAACTGGTCTCGGCCGCGTGCTTAAGGGCAAGCGCACTACTTGGCTTGACACTATGGGCCGGTTGGCTGATGCGGCCGGGCTTAAGATCGTGCTCTCAGGAGAGGGTCCAAAGCCAGACTTGACTCGAGACGTCTGTTGGGTAGACGCCACGATAGTGCCCGCAGGTGAGAAGGCCGGACGCCCTGAAGCCGAGGATTACTTTGCCGTGCCGCTGGTCGGTGAAGCGGGAGCTGGTCCAGGGGTTGTCTCAGAGGACGCTGTCAAAAGCTGGATTCTCGTTTACAAAAACCAACGCGCTATCAAAGGGCATACTGATATGCTGGCCGTCGAAATTGAACGGCGCAGCACATCCATGGTCCCCACGCTACACCCACGGGACATTGTGCTTGTTGATCGAAACGATATCGAGATCACTAAGCCAGGTGGGATTTACCTTGTCCGGGAGCCAGGGCAAACGGGCGGAGGCAAGGTCAAGCGGGTGCAGTTGACCAAACGGAAGGATGAAACGCTGGTTGTCTATTATTCGGACAATCAGGAAGAAAACCCGCCCGAGGTCTACAGCCTACAGGCCGACTTCAACGACCGCCTGAGCGATGCCATCATTGGCCGCGTGGTTTGGGCGTGGTCGGACATGACGAGGAAGTAAGAGGATGGCTATATGCTTATCTCGCGAAAAGAAGATTTGCTGAATGCAGCTCTGGCGCTTGCCGACGGGACCATATCGCCCAGCGACATTAACTTCGCAGAGTATATTACAGATGTAATTAAAATTGACTCAGACTATTGGGGCACTGCTAAGGTCATTGACCACAAGACAGCCCAGTTAATTCTGGCTATACAAAAAGACGTTCTCGGACTCTACAACGATATTTACTCTACATCTATTGGCCTTAAAGACCTTGACGCACATCCATTTCTTGTTGTAAAATTTTCCATTGAAGATGGATGCATACAGATATTCAGCAGTATATCTAAACAATTTTTTAACTTCTGTGATGGCATGACCCCGAGACAGCGCTTAATAGCCCTTCTTGCGGCAGCAGCAATAGTGGCCAGCGTATCATGCGCTGTTCTGGCTTATTTCGCTGACAAGAACAGGGACATCTTAGAGAAAGTTGGAGCCTTAGAAGAGACGCAAAAGATAGCCTCGCGTCATCAAGAGACCCAGCGCGTGGTCATCAATAATATCGGCGATGGAACCGTCGTAATTGGAGGCGGGACCCATCTGACAGGCAAAGAACTCAAAGAGATGTTCAATCCGGCAAAGCCAAAAAAGGACAATCCTCCGATAGATATCGACGATCATTTTATAGTTCTGAAGTACGACTTCGATGGACAAAAGATTTTCCTGGCGCATAGATCTGGCACGGCCTTCTGGGCTTCTACCGAGTGGCTTTCCGGCGAACAGCGCGAGCAACTTAAGGCTATTTCCGCAAAGGCCATCGATCAAAGCGCGGCGATTACGGCGCAGCTTAATGTTACCGGCCATATAAAGGAAGCCAGGGTTGAAAGGGCCGTGGTTCTCGGCGTTGGTCGCCCTGCCCGCCAGACATCGGTGAAGCTGGGCGATGCCCTGACCAAGCAAGTCGAAAGCCCTTCACGCACGCCAGAACCAGAGCAGCTTTCCTTTGATTTCGAGTCGGACGAAAGCGGTCCATCTCCTATTTAGTCACACAAATTTAGTTACATAAGCTCAACGCCCTCCAACCCGCTTTGGCGGGTTTTTTGTTGCCCTCATATGGCCCGCCTTGCGCGGGTTTTCTTTTGCCAACCCTATAGCCATTTGTCTAAATAATTCGTTGACAGTCATAGCCATTTGTCTACTATTCATTTCAACGCAGCGACGAACCCGAATCCCTCCAACGCATAGCGGCCGGTTCCGGTCTCCCAAAGGGAGAGCTGCCCGGAGGACGGTTAGTAGGTGAGCAGCGAAAGTGAACGATCTTTGACTGATCCAGGCCCCAGGAGCGCCCCCGTTACGCCATCGGGTTCGCTACCTCCTCACTATGAGGCCGGGCGGGAAACCCTGCTCCCCGCCCGAGCCTGGAGCCTGGATCAAGCCGCCTACCTGCGGGAAATCCCACGCCCGCTTGCACCTACCAATTGCTGCGAGCCATCGCAGCCCTGCCCCAGGCCGGGAGACAGAACCCCTCCCGGCCAGCCGCAGGAGATAAAAAGCTCAACCCGGAGCCTAGAGGATGGAGCCGGGCCAAGGAGGATGGGCATGCTCTACATCGGAAGCGCCATCGAGCAGCAGAAGTTGCGGACCACCCCTCTACGCGACGCCAATCCAGAGCCGAACCGCAGGGTCAGGGGCATCCCCTGGCAGGGGTGGGCATGGGCCATCGTCCTGGCAGCCGTGGCCGTGATCATGAGCGGGAGTTGGTAGGTCGTGACTTCCAATGACCGTCCTGCCCTATCTCCAGAACGGAAAGCCAGGCTCAGGGCGCTGCGGTGGGGGATCATGAACATGCCCATTCGGATCGTGTCGCCGGACCCGGGCAGCCAACTTGCCGAAGATTTCAAACGCGAACGAGAACGCAATAGGAGCGAAATATGACCACCTGCCCGAACCAGAACCAGGCCAAGGAAGCCCTGGCCGCACTGCTCAAGTCTGACCCCAAGAACGCCGGGACCATCCGCGACTATCTTGGGGCCGTCGCAAGCCACAACATCCTGGCGCTCGGCACCGATCAGGCCTTTGCCCTGCGCGAGGAGAAGAGCGGAGAGATCCGCGCCATCAAGCGCCGACTGACCCTGTCCACCCAGAACGGTGGGCTCGTGCAGCCCGTCAGCAGTGGCCCCTATGTGGTTAGTGCCCAGGGGTACGAGATGTGGGCCGAGGCCTCCGGCACATGCGTCATGTGCCCCGAGCAGGTCCTTGTTGACGGCGAGATGAGGCGCAATCCACATGTGGTCCGTGATCCTCGCTCCAAGCGCATCATCGAAGTCTGGGCCCGCGCCGTGGCTTTTCGCTACAGCTCGCAGGGCCTGCCGCAAGTGTCCGACTGGACCACGATCTATGACGTGCCGGCCTATCGCCTCATTGACCTCGTGGCCAAGGCCAAGAACCAGCCGCACGTCTTTAAGCTTCTGCCCGATGGCATGACCCCTGATGACAAGTCCGGCACCTGGGCCTGCTTTCCCGTTGATGACATCATGAATCTCTGGGCCAACACCCAGCACAACGAGTTCATCTCTTGGCTCGGCACCATCCTGAACCGCGAGAAGAAGGTGCTCGACTTCGCGCAGACGTTTGCCAAGCGCAACTGCCTGAAGCACCTCTCCGGCTTGCAGAAGAGCCCCGGCGGCAACTCCTGGGACATCGACGTACTTTGCTGGCGTCCGCAGGACGGTTCGATCCTCCAGTGGAGCCTGGCCCGTTACGACTCCATCAAAACCACCATGCAGGGGCTCTCTTCCGGCAAGACTCAGGCACTGCCCGAAAGCGTCCAGGGTCATACCATCGACATCCGCCGCGGCGTGGATCGCGTCGAGGAAGAGCCTGCGGCAATTGATGCCGAGGTCGAGCCCGAAGATCGCGCCGTTGAGGCGGAGTTCTCTGGCGACGCTGAAAGGGTCCAGGGTCAGGACCTGGCCGACCCTCTGAGCCCGGAAGACGAAAAGCTTCTGAAGCAGCTCGTCGCAACCATCGAAATGCTGCCCGAGGACTACGCCGAAGCCTGCTCGCGTCTTGGGCTTCATGAAGGCGCCGCACATTCCCCTGCGGAAGCCAAGGACCTCATGCGCGAGATCAGCGCAATAGCTGATGGGAGGTAGATCATGATCACCCGCGTAACCGGCAAGAACCTCAAGGGGCAGACCTTCGAGCAGGCGCTCGCCAAGCGCACGCTCTTGGTCGGCCCCAACGGTTCCGGCAAAACGAGCCGAACCCTGGCCGCCCTGCTGGCCATCCTGGGCTACATGCCCGGAGCCAATAAGACCCCGGCAGGCGTGTTCGAGACTTTCGCCGGCCAGGGCGCAAGCGAGCTGTTCGCCGGCATCGAGGTGGATGGCAAGCTCCTCGAGCGCGGCTTCCGGCGCCAGGGCAGCGGCACAACCACGAAGCTATTCAAGATCGACCGCATGACCGCCAAGGCTGACGAGTTCGCCGCTTCCCTGGCCCGGGCCGACGTGTCCGTGGTGGATTTAGCCGACTTCACCGCAGCCTCGGACGCCAAGAAGATCGACTGGCTTTTCAAGCTCTACTCCAAGGGCGGCAACCTGGCCGCCTTGGATCAGCAGATCGAAGACAAGGACGCTCTGGTCAAGGCCCTGGATCGCAAGGCGCGTGAGGCCGAGGGCACTGTGTCCCGGCTCGTGGCCGCCAAGGCGTCCGTTCAGCTTCCGGCCGGGACTCTGGCAGAAAAGCGTGCACAGATCGCAGACAGAGAAGCCCAGCTTGAAGCGGCTCGCAAGGCGCTCAGGGAAGCTGAGATCGAGACCGCGCGGCAGGAAGAGCGCGAGAAAGCACAGGCCACGCCTGAACCGGCCCAGACAGCACAGGGCGACCTCCTGGACGAGTCGCTCCACAAAGTCGGGGAATTTATGCGCGAGAACATGCAGCCCGCTGTCGCGCCCGTTTTAGACCCTGTCGCCTCCCTGCATCGCATCCAGGACGCCATGGCCAAGGCCGGCTGCTCCGCCTGCGCCGCGGGGCTCGTTCTCAAGGGCGAGCTTCGCAGGATCCAGAAGGAGGCCGCATAGCCATGCAGGACATCCAGATGCTTGAGACTCAGGTGACAGGCCTCAAGGCGAACCTGAGAGCCCTGCGAGAAGAGGAGGCTCTTCTGCTCAAGGCCCAGGGCCTGGAAGAACAGATCGAGTCGGCCAGGAGCCAAGCCGAAACCGAGCGCAACGCCCTGGCCAAGGCCAAGGAGGAACTCGCAGGCCTCAAGCTGCGCAAACGTCAAGCTGTTGCTGAGGCCGCCCAGGTCTTCATCGGCCGCATGCGTGAGGTTCTGGCCGAGGGCGAGCCAATCTTCGAACTGGCCGATGACGGCAGCGTGTTCTTGGGCTGGAAGTCTCCCTCGGGCCGTGTGTCTCCCTATGCCGGGCTCTCCGGCGGCGAGAAGGCCGCATACGATCCGGCCTTGTCTTATGCGCTCATGGGTCAGGCCAAGAACCGTCTGCTCATCGTCGAAGCGGCCGAGTTGGATCAGGCGCGGCTGTACGAGACCCTGCGACTCATGGCCGCATCAGATGCGGACGCCCAGATCATCGTCAGCACATGCCACATGCCCTTGTTCCGGCCCGAGGGCTGGACCGTTGTAGGCATGACGGAGACCGCCAATGGCTAACCTCGATCCTCAACAGCTCGCCGCGGTCAAGACTGACTCACGCATGGCCCTGGTTCTTGCCGGGGCCGGCGCAGGCAAGACCCGCACACTCGTGGAGCGCGTGGCCGAGCTCGTGGAAGGGCGCAAGGTCAGCCCCTACGAGATCCTCATGCTGACCTTTACCCGCAAGGCTGCCCAGGAGATGCGCACGCGCCTGGAAGAGCGCATCGGCAAGGCCGCTTACCGCGTGACCATCGGCACCATTCACGCCGTCGCCCTGGATCTGCTCCGGCGCTTTAGCGAGCACCTCGGGCTCAAGGGCAAGAGCCTGACCGTCTACTCTCCCTGGGAAGAGGATTTTCTCCTGCGTGAGGTGGCCACGGACCTGGGACTCTATAAGTCCGGCAAGTGGACGGGAGTGAACCGAGGCGAAGTCGGCTTCTGCTTTTCCATGTACTACACCGACGGCATCGAGCCTGAAGAGGACGATTCTGTTCGCAAGCTGTTTCTGGCCTTTATCGCTCGCTGCCGTGAGAACAACGCCGTGACCTTCGGCGGACTCATCACCGGCATGCGACTGCTCCTGAACCAGATGCCGGCAGCCTCCTATCTCCAGTGGCGCCACATCCTCGTGGATGAGGTCCAAGACAATGACTGGCTCCAGTGGAAGATCATCCATGAGATGCGGAGAATCCTTGAAGCCTCGCTCTTCTGTGTCGGCGACGTGGATCAGTCCATCTATGAGTGGCGCGGCGCGGTTCCGGACTACCTCGTCAGGCACGCCCACGAGTTCGATGTGTTCCGCATCGAAAGCAACTACCGGAGTACCTCCGAGATCGTCCTCGCTGCGAGCCGACTCATTGAGCACAACCAGAACCGTTTGCCCAAGACAATGCGGCCTGCGAGGGTGGAGGGCTTTGCGTCCTGCATGCTCAATGGTGTGGAAGCCTGGCCAGAGCAAGACAGCACGGCGCTTGCCTGCGCCATCAATGGCTATCTGGACATAAACAGCCACCTCATGCCCTCCGAGGTCGCTGTGCTGGCCAGGAATCACAAGCTCCTGGAGGCGCTGGGCGAGACCCTGAAGCAGTACGGAGTGCCCTTCGTGCGCGTCGGCGAGTCTACTGCCTTGACGAATACCGAGGAGTTCCGGCGCTTCCATGCATTCCTGAAGCTGCTCGTGAACCCCTACGACAACTTCGCCTTCCTGCTCATCAAGGATCTGATCGGCTTGAGTATGCCTGCATACGCAGCCATCCGGCTTCGGGCCGTCATGGAGTCTACGAGCCACTTCCTGGTGTGGATGAAGTCAGGGACAATTGAGGGCTGGCAGCGGCTGTTCGATGAAGCACGCAATTGGAAGCTCAGTGATACGCTGGGCAACCTGTACTCCATACTGTTCGATCCTTCCTTGGGCCAGTTGGTCGGCGAATCTGAGTGGAATCCCATCACGGGCATGGTGAAGGCTCACGAATTCGCCCGCGCCTGGTCTGCATCCAACCCCTCCGGAACCGTCGAAGAGTACCTCTCCTGGCTGGCCACCTACGATCTGCAGGACGAACTCAAAGCCAAGGAGAAGGAAGACGCCATCATGCTCATGACCGTCCATGCGGCCAAGGGTCTGGAGTGGCCCACGGTCATTGTGGCCGGCATGAACGAGGGCACGCTTCCCTCGAAGCAGTCCCTCGGAAGCGATACCGCCGTGGAAGCAGAGCGCCGGCTTGCATATGTGGCCATGACCAGAGCCGAGAACAACCTGATTCTGGCTGTCAGACCTGAAGAGAAGATCGTCAACGGCCGCACGTACCGTTCCCCGATTTCGCGCTTTGTGGCCGAGGCTGGGCTTGCCCAAGAGCCTGCAATCGAAATCGTCCAATAGGAGCCACCATGAACATCACCCGCTATCACCTCCCCGACATCAACGAGTCCGTGGATCGCTACGCCATCCTGGAGGCCTTGAGCAAGCAGCCCTTCGCCGAGATCGAGGAATCATTCGAGATGGCCTCGGCTGGCTTCACCCTCTACGACGACATGCTACGCACCGACTTCACCATGGAAGAGATCTTCCCCGCGGGTCACGACTTCCTGCGCTTTGGTCTGCGCATCGACCAGCGCAAGATCAACGGCAAGGTCTTCAAAAAGCGCTTCGAAGAGCGCCTACGCAAGGATCGCGAAGACTGGGAGAAGGCCAACGCGGTTCAGAAGAACCTCTTCGACAGCCAGGACAAGCCTCAGAAATACTACATTTCGAAGGATCGCAAGAGCGAGATCCGCGACCAAGTCAAACTTGAGATCGCAGCCCGCACCTTGCCAGAGCCCGAGTTGGCCAACGTGATCATCAACATGAAGACCGGCGAGGCCCTGCTCTTCTCGACCAAGGCTGTTTTCCGCAAGTCAGCGCCGGTCATGTTCGGCTACTTCACGTCCGAACGGGCCATAGAGGTCGGGCCGCCCGAGCTGCTCCAGTCCATTGGCTACGAGCTGCCCGAGGCCCCAGTCGGCTCAGCTTTCCTGACTTGGCTGTGGAGCTACGTCGAGCGCCGGGAGGATGCTTTCCTTGAGCTGCATGGCGATGATGTGGCCGTCAGCTTTGTCGGCTCGGTAAAGCTCGAGCAGAGCGAAGACGGCAAGACCGAGAGCCTGACCGCAGCCGGGCCCCTGGACAAGATCGAAGAGATCGAGATTGCTCTCGACAAGGGCCGTCAGATCGTCCAGGCCACCCTGGAATTCAAGCTGCCCGATGGTGAGAAGTACCTACTCACCGTCAAGTCCGGCGACTTCACGTATGCCTTGCAGACTCCCAAGCTGGACAGATCCGACAAGGAAGATCCGAACGGACTTTTCTTCGAAGGGCTCTACCTTGTGAAGAACGGCCTCAGCTACTTCGATGAGCTCTTTGCCCGCTACTTAGCGCAGGCCGAGATTCGATATGTCGGGGGCAAACTCACGTCCTGGCATGATCCGCTGTTGATCAGCCTGCGGGAGTTCCGGGACTCCTGGAAGGGCTCCGGGGTGGAGAAGGTGACCATGAGCTACGGCGGCAAGGAAGCGGTCCTTTACGAGCGGGAATCGGCAGGGGCTGAGGCGTAGCTGGGAGGTGAGAACAAGAACCCGCCCCATTGCCGCAGATGCGAAAATGGGGCGGTCTGGGGGTAGATTTACAGCTTTTTCAACGCATGCGCATAGAGTGCTATCGCTTCGTCGACATGCTTATTAGTGACAAGCTCGTTTCTGCGCTCCGCAATCTTACCTGCGGCAACCACAAGGTTGGATGCTACAATATGCTTTCCATGCTCAATATGATTTTCCTGCAATACATGAATAGCTCTATGAACATCTTGGATAGATGATTGAAAGGAAGTGTCCGACACCATAAAGATCTCCTTTTGGTAGTAAAGCTGCACATCTCAAGACATGATCACCAATTGGATCCATGCCTAACTCGAGAAAACTCATTCAGGTGCGAACTATACTACCTTGAAATATTGATTAACGGCAAGCCTGTGGGTTGAGACCAGCGGGCGCATCCCGGCAATCCGGTCCATCATGTGTAAGGCTTGCATAATTGAGGTAACCTTTATGAAGGAACGCCCCATACTTTTCAGCGGCCCCATGGTGAAAGCCATTCTGGACGGCCGCAAGACCATGACGCGGAGGGTGGTGAAGCCACAGCCCGCTGGGGCCGACATCAACAGTGCCCTCGGCGGGAAGTGGCTCAGTAAACGCTTCAACGGTCTGGCTCTGCCCAAGATTGTCGACCTGCCTATGGAATGCCCCTACGGTCAGCCCGGCGAACGCCTGTGGGTGCGTGAGACGTGGCAGCAAGTTGGTTCCTGTGACCCTGGATACCTCGTGTTTCGTGCCACTTACCCGCGCTGTCTTCCGAGCGGGCTTGAGAACGTGCCCCAGGACATCCGCGATGCTGGCTATCGCTGGCGTCCCTCCATCCACATGCCACGCTGGGCCTGCCGCCTCGCCCTGGAGGTCGTCTCCGTGCGCGTGGAGCGGTTGCAGGAAATCAGCGAGGAGGATGCACGAGCGGAGGGCGCAAACATCTATGATTGGGAATACGGCAACGGCGAAGCCCCTGAAAATGATCGGGAAGCCTTCCGCTGCCTTTGGGACTCCATCAACGCCAAGCGTGGTTTCGGCTGGGGCGTGAACCCCTGGGTGTGGGGCGTCGAGTTCAAGCGGGTGGAGGCCAGCTCCTAAAAGGGTGCCCGCCGAGACAACCCCGGCGGGCACAGTGAAGGAGTACAGAGCTAGCACCAAAGCGATTCCTGCATCCACCCTAGAGAACGATTGAGGGTGTGCCCGTGATTTTTTGCGGTGACTCAGACTCAAAAGGAGCAGTTTCTTGCCCGCGATCCTCATCATCCCGCCGACCCTCCAGGCGGCAACTATTAAGCAATCCTTAAGGGTTCAGCTTCGGCCAGTTATTCAGTTCGGCTTAACAACTGAGTACCATTTTCACGAAGCCGACGAAATGGTGCTCAGCGGGCCGGACCATTCCGAGGGAAAGCTCGAATTGCTCGTGACAGCAAAGAAGGAGCGGAAGGGGTAAGGCGTGACCATCCAGGTCGAGGCATACCTTACCCTGAAGGAGGCGGCGCAGATGTGCAGGTACTCTGCCCGTCACTTCCGGGATCTCGTGAAGCAGGACAACATCCCGACCTATGGCCGTGGATTGAACCGTTTTCGGGTGTCCGATCTCCACGCCTGGATGGAGAATCCTGATGTATTCAAGGTCCGTGGCTTTCGGCGTGTGCGACGTGGCCAAGGCTTTACCCCTGTGAAGGTCGCATGATAAGTCGATGCCTGTGAAGGTCCAAATCACTCCAGATGGGCGCTACTACATCGCCTACCGAATTCCTGGCCGCAAAAGCCCTACGAAGGAATACTTCGGCAGGGGCAAAGATGCGCTCAGGGATGCACGCATTCGCGCCGCAGAGATCTCGCTCTCCAAAGAAAAAGGCGAGATCGCCCGTGGATCATCAGCCATGTTCCTTGACGAGCTTGCGCAGGGTTACTTGAACGATGCTAAGGCCCGCGGAGCGTCGGAGAGCTACATCAAGGACTTCGCCTCCCTCCTCAACAAGAAGATCCTGCCCGTTCTGACCACTCGCCCCGTGGACCAACTCGAACACGCGGACATTATCCGCCTCGCCTCCGAATGGGAGAATCGCTCCTCGGCCACCTGCAATCGCTACCTTGGTTACCTGCGCGCTGTATTCATCTTCGGCGTTCGCCAGGGACTCATCACGCGCAATCCCATGGCGCAGTGGCGCAAAGCCAAGGAGCGTGGCAAGCATGAAGTGCGCCTCACGGTCGAGGACCTTCAGCGCCTCATTGCCCACGCCGAACCCCATATTGCCTGGGCCTTGGAAGTCGCCTGGATGTGTGGCGCCAGGCCGGGCCCGACCGAGTTGTTCCGCCTGCGTCATGATGATCACGACCCGAACTCCCTGACCTTGCACGTCCGCGGGACCAAGACCGCTCAATCAGATAGACTCGTGCCCATCACACAGGCCGAGTCCCTGCGGCTGATCGAAATGGAGCCCTTCAGTAAGTCGGGCTTCGTCATTGAGTATGAAGGCCAGCCGGTGAACCAGATGTATAAGGGACTCAAAACGGCCATACGCCGGGCCGGGCTCAACTACGAGGTGCGCTGGTATGACGTGCGCCACCTCTGGGCCTCGGAGATGCTCCGCCAGGGCGCAGATCTTGCGGCCGTGTCTGCCTTACTTGGACATGCGGATATCACGACGACGCAGCGCAGGTACTACCACCTACTCCAGGGAGAGAAGAAGCGGGCAGTGGGCCTGCGGCCGGTGATCCGGAAGGAGAAGCCTGGGAAGGTGGTTAAGATTAGATGA